AATAGGTATATATATACTATATAGGGAATTTTCGTGTCAGTTGTCCTGAAAAATCGAAAAAGTGCCGAAATTGCGTGGATTTTCGTGGGACAAGTGTTTGGACAGGGTATCGGACAGGACAGGAGGATGAAATGCAAGAAAACGAAATCGAAAAGAAATTAAAGAATCAGGTGGAAGCGGCACATGGATTGTGTCTCAAGTTTACTTCTCCCGGCAACAATGGCGTGCCTGACCGCATTCTGCTTTTTCCAAATGGTCGTATTGCTTTTGTGGAAGTAAAAGCACCGGGCAAAAAACCTCGAAAGCTGCAGCAATACTGGTTGGAAACTTTGGCACGGTTTGGGTTTCCCTGCATGGTGCTGGATCATCCAGAGCAGATAACCAAGGTCATTCAAGAGCTGACAAATCCCAATCATTCGCATGGAGGCGATGAAACATGAGAGAAATTTTCAAAGCACATTCGTACCAAAGGTATGCAGTGGAATACATCAAGCAGCACCCAATTACTGCACTCCTACTCGATATGGGACTTGGCAAAAGCGTGATTACCCTTACCGCCATTCAAGACCTGATATATGATAGCTTTGAAGTATCAAAAGTTTTAATTGTTGCACCACTTCGGGTAGCAAAATCAACATGGTCTGCAGAAATCGAAAAATGGGAGCATCTAAAGCTCCTCAGCTACAGCATAGCCGTTGGCACAGAAGCAGAACGTCTGGCAGCACTGAAAACAGACGCAGACGTGTACATCATCAATCGAGAGAACATTGACTGGCTCGTAACGAAATCCGGTATTCCTTTTGATTTCGATATGTTGGTCATTGATGAACTCTCCAGCTTTAAATCCCATCAATCGAAACGCTTCCGTGCGTTGATGCAAGTGCGTCCAAAAGTAAAGCGTGTGGTCGGTTTAACCGGAACGCCAAGCAGTAACGGTCTGATGGATTTATGGGCTGAGTTTCGGCTGCTGGATATGGGACGAAGGTTAGGAAAATTCATCGGGCAATACCGCAGCACCTACTTTACGCCGGAAAAGCAGAACGGCTACGTGGTGTATTCCTACAAGCCACTTCCCGGTGCAGAGGAGCAAATCTACGACAAAATATCCGACATCACCATCTCTATGCAAGCCGCCGAACATCTACAGATGCCGGAGCTGATTTCCACGACATACGAAGTCGAGATGGACGATATGGAGCAAAAGAAATACAGAGAACTGAAGCAAGACCTTGTTCTGCATTTGGAAGATGCTGAAATTACAGCCTTAAACGCAGCGTCTCTCTGCGGAAAGCTCTCACAAATGGCGAACGGTGCAATCTACGATGCCGACAAAAACAGCCTTGTATTTCACGACAGGAAGCTGGATGCTCTGGAAGACTTGATTGAAGCTGCCAACGACAAGCCGGTTCTGGTTGCCTATTGGTTTCAACATGATTTGAATCGTATCGAGGAACGGCTGACAAAACTTAAAATCTCACACAGCAGAATCACATCTGCCGACAGCATCAATAGCTGGAACAAGAGAGAAATCGCTGTGGGACTTATTCATCCTGCCTCTGCCGGACACGGGCTGAACCTGCAAGCCGGTGGCAATACGCTCATCTGGTTCGGGTTGACATGGTCGTTGGAACTGTATCAGCAGACCAACGCCCGCCTTTATCGGCAAGGGCAAACAGCAAAAACCGTTGTGATACAGCACATCGTCACAAAAGGCACGGTGGATGAGCAAATCCTGCAAGCATTGCAGAGAAAGGAGCAGACACAAACCGCACTCTTAAACGCCGTAAAAGCCGAATTGGGAGGTATTACATGAAGACGTACAAAATCAATCACGTCACCCTTCCGGATGCAGAACACCCTTACAAGGAGCTAGCCGGAGCCATCATCATTCAAGCTTGCAATGACTATATGGACGAAAGAGCCGGTCAAGCAACGTTCAGGAAAACGCCTCGCCTCATGGAAGTCCTGCGGTTCTTCTCTTCGGAGTATTTCACGCTGCTAACGGACATCGAACCGGAATATTTGTTGAAAGGTCTGGAGCATCGGATTACAGCTTGGCAGAAGGAATTGGAGGCAGAAGAATGACAGCACAGGAATACATGAAGCAAGCAAAGATTTTGATTCATCGCATCCAGCGGAAACGGCGAGAAGCAGAAGACATCCGGATGCGGGAAGCCTATCCATCTTCTCCGGCTTACAGTGATACACCGAGAACTACGTCTCCCAATCCCAATCGAATCTCTGACGAAATTCTTCATGCGATTCAGTTGGAGAAGGACGCCGATGCAATCTTCTCGGAATTGCAAATGCTAAAAAGTCGGTTTCAAAAAGCGATCGACTGTCTGGAGAATCCGGATGACAAGGACTTGCTCTACAAGAGATATATCGAATTCAAGGAATGGAAGCAAATCGCACACGAGATTGGCTACAGCGAATCCCACACCAAACGGCTGCACAGCAACATCATGAAAAAGTTGATACACGATGATACACCATAATACTTGATGATACACTTGGTTTGTGCTATACTGTATACTAGGAAAACAGGATAAAAACAAGCCTTCGTGGGAGCAATTCCGTGAAGGCTTTTCTTATGCCCATAAGGAGGTGCAGCGTATGCCACAAAAACCGAAAACGCCCTGTAAACATCCCAGCTGCCCTGCCCTAGTCGATGCCGGTCAATGCTACTGCGACAAGCACAAATCGCTGCATCCGGAACGCCCCTCTCCGGCAAAACGTGGCTACAACTCCCGTTGGCGTAAGGTTCGAGCTGCCTACCTCTGCAAGCATCCACTGTGCGTCAAGTGTCTTGCTCAGGGACGCTACGTGCAAGCAACCGTGGTAGACCACATCGTTCCGCACCGTGGCGACCCTGCACTACTCTGGAACGAGAACAACTTCCAAGCTCTCTGCAAGCCCTGTCACGACAAGAAGACCGGCTTGGAAGACAAGAATCCGGTCTATCATTACTGAATTGTGAATGAATTGCATGGTATCTGCTGCAATTCTGTGCTGCAATGCCCTTTTCGGTGACGGGAGGGGGTATATGAATCCTTTGTGTACATTCCATGAATACCGGTGCTGCCCTTCGTGTGCAACTTTGCGAAATCAAACGCCAAAAAATTATTTTATCAAATGAGGTGAAGCCAATGGCAAAAGACGGTACAAACCGTGGTGGATTCCGAGTCGGTGCAGGTCGGAAACCCAAGGCAATCACAGAAAAAATCGAATCCGGAAATCCCGGCGGCAGACCGCTTACCGTGGTTTCGCTGGAAAATCAGGCTTCGGAGCTGCAAGGCGAAGATATGCCGCCGGTTCGTGAATACATGAAATCGAAACAAAAAGACGGCTCCGTGCTGTATGCAGAAGAAATCTATAACGAAACATGGGAATGGCTGAAGAAATACGGCTGCGAGCATCTGGTTCTACAGGAAATTCTCGAACATTTCTCCATGACTTGTGCAAGATTGATTCACTGCGAAGAAGCAATTTCCGAATACGGCTACCTGATGAAAAAGGCGAACGGTTCTCCGGCGACTTCGCCTTATGTGACGATGAGCCACGAATATCGCAAGCAAGCGAATCAGTTGTATTACCAAATTTATCAGGTAATCAAGGAAAATAGCTCCGTGGAAGTAAATAATTTGACTTCTACCAATGATGTGATGGAGCAGCTTTTACGCTCTAAGCTCTAATACCAAAAAACCGCTGTCACAGGCGGTTATTTTTATGGGAGGTATCATGAAAGCACGAACTTACAAACCGGAATCGGAAGTCCCATTCTGGAAAGAATTGAAAAAGTCTCGTCCCTATTTGACCAAGCAGCAGTATTGTACACTCAAGGGACAGGCTGTGAAAGGAAAAGTCAGAGACGCTCGAAAGGGCTTGCAGAAAATTTTGTACAGGAGGAATGGATGATGCAGACAACGAAAGATTTTCAACTGATTTCTGTGGAGAAGTTGATTCCATATGTGAACAATGCCAGAACGCATTCCAAGGAACAGATTTTGAAGCTGCGTTCCTCGCTGCGGGAATTTGGATTCATCAATCCGATTTTGATTGACCGCAATTACAACGTTCTGGCAGGACATGGAAGGCTGATGGCTGCTAAAGAAGAAGGTATTTCCGAAGTGCCCTGCGTGTATGTCGACCATCTGACCGAAGCCCAGAAGAAAGCATATGTGCTTGCGGACAATCGCATGGCGTTGGATGCCGGATGGGATGAGGAACTGCTCTCTGTCGAGATGTCGGAGTTGCAGGAGTTGGGCTTTGATTTGGAGCTTACCGGTTTTGATGAGAAGGAAATTGCAGACCTGTTTGCAACAGATGACGAAGCAAAAGAAGATGATTTTGACGTTGATAAGGCATCGGAACTTCCACCATTTGTAGAATCGAACGACATTTGGCTGCTTGGGAGACATCGGCTGATGTGCGGCGATTCCACAAAAGCTGAGGATGTGCAAAAGTTGATG